CGGACTTCTCAGCCCACGTAGCCATAGTGTCAGGCGTGTGTGGAAAAGCGAGAGCCTCCGACGATGCTGTCAAAGTGGTCTGCTTACGACCGGACTTAAGTGTCACCTTACCTTCTTTTGGGGTAATAGTAAGTGGGCTGCTGTGGTATTTGAGCGCACCTAACCAAGTGTCTATGCCAGTGACGGGAATTGTACCTTCTCCTGTGCATGGTATAGATAGTCGGTTGAGGGATGACACACCATCTTTGACGAGTGCCGTACCCACCAATCTACCATTGTCCACCTTGAGAAGCACGGAATGAACCTGTGCAAAACTTTTACCGTCAATGTTCTGCTTACGCTGCATCAGCGATAGCAACCATTGAAGGGAGTTTGTGTCTAAGGTAATCATTTCAATCACTCAAGCATCCAAGGTAGTCCGAAGAATTCGACTTTACCGCCCTTGACGGAAAGTATGTCATGCGTGGAGCCGACCTTCTCGATGTTCTTACCCTTCATCTCCTCGATGGTCCCACGGACAACCCACTCTCCATCGTTGAGAGTACGGTCGCCTTCGACACCAGCAGCAGGGTCAGCCTTCTTCATGTAGCGAGATAGGAAAACTTGTTGAGAGAACTTTCTCATAGTACCCTTCTCCCACTCAGGTCGGAATCCGACAGTCATCAGAACTTTCTTGCCTGTGCCGTCATCCATATACTGCGATACCGGCTTGAGGTGGAAGGTGAAGTACACCTTAGCCACGTTCAGGCTATGTAGACGGGTCATGATGTTCCTGTATAGTCTGTTGCGCTCTCGCCATTCTTTCTGATTGAAGGAGTCACCTTCTTCTTCTATGACACCGCGAGATAACAGCGAGGCACGCATGGCGTGTTCGCACCACTTCAAGAACGTGGAGCCACCATCGAAGATGACACCGCCGATTGATTCGGGGTCTTCTTTGACCTGCTCCGCAAGAATGTTGACATACCAAGATGTCTTGTCAAGGAGAGCCTTGTAGTCCACGTTGTTGTCCTCATCGAAGATGGATTCGTCTGTCTCGTCGTGCAAAGGTAGCACGATGACGTTCTCCGCACCCGGATATATGTGGTCAACTGTGGCTTTCGCGCTGTTGTCAACGTCGAAGATGAATATCTTCTTTCCGGCTGTAATCTCAGGCTCAAGCAAGGATAGGGCAAGGCCCGTCTTGGCTGTGTTCTCATGACCTACAAACGCGCACCTGTGCGTGATTGTGTTCGTGGTGTTCTGTGTGAACATACGCCTGTAGTATTCTGCGTCGAACTTCGACTCAGGCTCAGTGGTAGCGGCTGTCTTCTGTGTTACATTGGTTGCTTGTGTTCCCCAACTCATATTTATCACCTCATTCGACTACGCATATAAACCTATTCAACAGGAGCGATAATCGCTGCGTCAGTCATGAGAATAAGTGCGGCTACGGAAACTGCGGCATCAAGACTGTTGATGACCACGTTCACAGGGTCGATGACCCCATCCTCCCAAGCATCGCCGGTAGCCCCGGTGACACCGTTGAGATAAGAGCCTTCTTCGCTCTCAAGCACATTGAGAAACAAATCGCTACCTGCGTTTTCTTTTATGGTAGTAATAGGTCCGGCAAGTGCGGTTGAAAACAGATTCAGAATCTCTGCGTCCTTGTCCTTCGGGTGTTGTTTCAAGATGGAAGCAGCCCGGTACAACTCAGAGCCACCACCAGCGATGACACCATCGGACAGTGCGTGCTTGCACGCATTGACAGCATCATCGACACGCTCCTTGCGCTCTATCTGCTCAACCTCGGTGAAACCGCCTACATAGATAGTCGATATGCCTGTGGTCAGACGGGTAATCCTGTTTTGGTATGCCTCTTTGTCCCAGTCATTGTCGCTACTGTCACGCAACTCCGTGAGAGCGAAGACGGAATCCTCTATGTCACCCTCACAATCAACGAGAACGGTGTTCCTCTCGCCTATGAAGGACTTCTTGCAAGAGCCGAGAGTATCTTCTTTTATCGTTAATTTATTGAACTCGGCATCCATCTTCGTGCCTGTGGCTGCTGCTATGTCTTCCAACCATGCCTGTTGCTCGTGCGGCATACCGGGAACCTGCACGATGGCGCAGGAAACCTTGCCCTGTATGACGTTGACAAGGAGGTTCTGCAACACAGTGCTGTTGAGGGAAGCGCAGAAGACCACGAGGGGCCTACTTTCTTTTATGCTAATCTCAAGTGCTGGCACGAGGTCGTTGAATGTGTTTATCGTTCTACCACACACGTATATCAGGGGGTTATCGTACTCACACATATTCCGTGGAGCGTTTGACATCGCCCTGTGAAGGTAGCCTGAGTAAACCTCAAACCCGTCAGCCGAGTCAACATATGTCTCTCCGTTCATGGACTTCTCTATGGTGACTGTGCCTGTGTCGCCGTTGTTCTTCATGACATCAGCGATAAGACGCCCCAAGTCCTCATCGTTGTTAGCGGCTATGGTTGCCACGTCAACGAGGTCAAAGTCCTTGTTCACCTTACTTTCAAGGTAATCTCTCGTCTGCTCGGTGTAGGAAATCAAGGCGTCACGTATAATCTGCGGGCTCACTTCTTTCTCCATCAACGACAGCGAGCCGTTGGCAAGTGTTTTTGCGATAATAGTAGCACTCGTAGTGCCGTCACCGGAGTTGCCCTGTGCCTCGGCGGAAACCTGTTTCATGAGGTCTATACCCATCTGCACGTAGGGGTCGCGGTCGGTGACAGCGCGAGCGATAGTCACGCCATCGTTGAGGATGGCGGGGTAGCCGCCCAACGGGTTCTGTAGAATCACAGTACGGGCTTGTGGCCCAAGGGTTCCCTTCACCGCATCAGCGACGAGGTTGACACCCTTGAGCAACTTGCTCCTTGCTTCGACACCTGTTAACATACTCATATCTATGCCTCAAGTCCGAGTCTTTGGTCATCATCGTAGAACAGGTCTTCGACAGTCACAGCGTATAGGTCTGTGTAATGCACTGATACAGTGAAAGGGTCGAGCGGCACGCTCTTTTCCTCATTATACAGAACCACATCGCCCATATGTAGTTTTATGGGAACTGTATCTCCAACGGATTCTACCACGAAGGCGGTCTTTAGAACAAGACCGTTCTTCATGGTGTGGTCCGTGGCACGGAGAAGAACGTGGTCGCCCAACGCCCTCACTCATCCCACCCCTCGGTGGACTCAGCGACGCCTGCTATCTCATCGAAGGCATACCAGCCGTTGACGGAAAGACGGTCCTCTCCTTCGCGGCTTCTCCATGCCTGTCCGACGAGCATCAACTTGGTTCCCACAGCGAATGAGACATCCTCATCGCAGTAGACATCCACAGTACCAGCCATCGAAGTGATGTCAAGGTCGCCGCATACGAGGATGCAGCCACCGTTGTCGCGTGGGTCGATGTGTATTACCTCGGTGTTGACCGCAAGGTTGCGGTCCCACCAGCCGTCTTGACCGTTGAACGTGTCGTAGTAAGTTCCGAGGTCGCTAAGGCTGCCAAGAAGGTTCTCAGCACCGATGAGTCCGCCAATGATGTCGGTCGGTGGACCGGGGAAGATGTTAGCGAGGTTCGCATCGGGTGTAGCGATGGAGACTTCAGCGTTCAGGTACGCTCGGTCAGGGTTGCGTGCCGACTTGAGCGGGATGCTCAGTGGCGTGAAGGTCGGGTATTGCCTGTCGGCAGACTTTCCGCTTCCGCTCACGGTGATGAGTCTTAGGTCAGACTCGCCAGCCTTTCGCCCATAGAACAGGGACGTTCTCTCCCTCTCGTTCTGTGGTCGTGGCGCACCGAACTTGAAGTTGCTGTCACCTGATGGGAAGGTCTTGTTGGTCTTGTCCCATACGACGTAGAAGTGCGTGTTGGCGTCAAGGGCCATCGTGTGCTTTGGTAGAGCAGAAACGTCTGCCTCTTCAGCACCGAAGAAGTCCTCGCGTGCCATACGGGTGTATGTGCCATCGTGGTTGTCCTCAAAGAGTACGCAAGCACCTGAGTTAACAAGCACAGCGCGTGCTTCGGGTGTAGCGGATATCAACTGATTCTTCATCTTGTTGTAGAGAATCTTGCCCCACTCTTTGGGTCTTGGCACGGATATGAACATACCCTCGTAGGTGTCAGCACCAGCACGCCTCATGCGTGCATTCTGTGAAGTGATGTTTCGTGCAGCCACTCTTAGAGCGAGAACGTAGCAGTCCTCATCGGAGCGACCAGCGGCCTTCCATGCGGCCCCCTGCTCGGCAAGAACTTCATCAGCCCTCGCTTGCACCACTTCAGGTGCGGCGTTCAGCGTCTTAGCAATGTTGTTTAGCATTTCGGAATTCATGTTTGTTTCCTCGCGGTTGTTTCGGTGTCAATCGACTACGGCTATAAACCTAACCCTCTATCAGTATTCTGACGAAGTTAGCGGTGGTGATGTCAGGGTCAACCCCATCTATCAGGTCGCGCTCAGCATCTATGGCCGCGTCGATGACTCGTATCTTGGACTTAACAGCAGCGTCGCTGTTAACTGCGTAATTGAAAATAAACCTAATAGTATCTCTAACCCTTGGGGTGTTGGAGAGTATCATGTTGTACGCTTGGTCAAATGACTTCTCCTTGAAGCAAAGTTTGAGAAATACAGGTGTGTTGAACTCATTGTCAGACAGTGAGTGTAGGAACTTCACCGCCTCCAACGGGTCTTGGTAGGACGAGAAAGCCTGAAGCGCGTTGATGCAGTTGCGTAGGTCGCCGGGATGTGCGTCGGCAATCATCTCCA